ACCAGAAGAAGATGCAACCGAACCCACCCCAACAGATTCCGAGGAGGAACCAGAAGTGGCAACACAAGAAAACCCAGTGGTTGAGGTCGAGGCTTCAATCATCCCAACAACACCCATCTACGCAACCGCACGACGCGAAGTAAAACTTCCAACCGCTGTTGAATACCTTGCAGCAGCAATCTCAGGCGGAGACCAATGGCGCGGAATGTCAGAAGCACTTCGTGCGGCTGCACCAGACATCGTCACAACTGACACTCCGGGACTTTTGCCAACACCAATCATCTCACCTGTTTACAACAACTTTATTGGACGCCGTCCAGTAGTTGATGCAATCGGCGTACGCGCACTTCCTACTGGTGGCAAAGTGTTTATCCGTCCTGAAGTAACTACGCACACAACCATTGGTGCTTCAATTGCTGAACAATCACCATCGCAAGGAACTCTCGTTGTATTTAACAACCAAGTTACCAAGCAAATTTTTGGTGGATATGTGAATATCAGCGAAGCCGATATTGACTGGAGTGATCCCGCAATCTTGTCAGTCGTTCTTGACGACATGGGCCGTATCTACGCCAACGCAACAGACAACTACGCAGCCGACCAACTCGTAGCAGGCGCAACAGTGACCGAAAACTTTGCTGGCACTTCTTACGCTGACCCTTCATACTGGGCTGGCTGGATTGCTCAAGCAGCATCAACAATCTTGACAAGTTCAAACGGCAACCTGCCAACTCACTTGTTCCTCGCACCTTCAATCTGGCAGGGGCTTTTGTCGCTTTCGGATGACGCAAACAGGCCGCTTTTTCCACAGGTCGGCCCAATGAACGCATTTGGCAATTTGACACCCGGACAGACAAACGGAAACGCTTTTGGCTTGTCCGTAGTCGTAGATCGCAACTTTGCAAATGACCAGTTTATTGTTGGTGACGCATCGGGCTACGAACTGTTCGAGCAGCAAAAAGGGGCCATAAGTATCGACTCACCCTCGACGCTTTCACGGACGCTGGCGTTCAGAGGGTATTTTGCAGCCCTAATGATTGACCCAAGCAAGTTCGTCAAGGGCGTCCTCGTCTGATAAAGACGAACTAGAAAGACTGCAAGACCATGGCTGTATTTAATCTCGCTTTTCATGCGCGACTAGACAACTATGCAATCTTGCAGACTTTCGTTGACACGGACATCCAACCGCAAGACTCGGTAGTGGTGGCGGGAGCCGACCACGGCTTTAGCGGGACACACACTGTCATCTCTACCGAGCCTTACGAATTCATTGGCGTTTCTGATGAGGGCGACCTGCTCTTTGATTACGACGTCATCATGGAAAACCAGTTCATCTATGTGAACGCTGGAGACAACTTTGAGCGTTCGGTTGCTACTGGCACAGTCACTTTCACGCCAACTTGCTCGTGGATTACCTCAGCCGACGTCACCAGTTGGCTAGGCATCGAAGTCGCTACCGCTAATGACACCGCATTCATCGCTGTATGCGTCTCAGCGGCTAACTCTTGGGCATTCCGCAAACGTAGAGAGGCTGGCTACACAGACAGCCTTACAACGGCTCCTGACGGCGCAGCCAAACTAGGCACAATCATGTATGCAGCCACCCAATATCGCTCTCGTGGCGCTGTGGATGGCTACGCATCTTTTGACTCAATGGGCATGGGCACCCCCACCATGTCCCTTGGTCAAATCATGCAACTGCTTGGCTGTGGAAGGCCACAGGTCGCCTAATGCCAGCAACAGGCATTCTTGCCGACGCAGTAACGGCTACAAAGACCGCACTCACGGCTTTGGGTTTGAAACCAGTCACTGACCCACGCAACGCCCGACCACTGTCAGTAATGATTGAACTTCCAACGCTCGATGCGTTCACATACAACGTGGGCGACATTCGCTTAGTCATTCGTGTTCTTGCTGGGCCTCCGGGAAACCAAGACTCAGGTGATTACCTAATGACAACAGTGGACACAATCATGAACTCACCAATCGCCATAGTGGACGGAAGGCCATCTCTCGCTTCATACGGCGAACAGATGCTTCCTTGCTATGACATGACCGTTGCCGTAGCAGTACGGCGCAACTAGAAAAAGGAGCCACCAATGGCAACAACAACATTCCTATCCAACGCAACTATTAACATCACGCAAGGCATGACCACAACTGATTTGTCAGACCAAGCCAATGCTTGCATGATTACAATTGGTAAAGACAGCCTTGAAACAACAGCATTCGGTGACACTGGTCATATTTTTACTGGTGGCCTTCAAACGGTAGAAGTGTCAATCACATTCTTCTTGTCTTACGGCGCTAGCGAAGTTGAAGGAATTTTGGCATCATGCGTCGGCACCGGCAGCACAATTTTGACCATCTCGCCATCAGGCACCACAGAGTCAGCATCAAACCCTGAGTACGTTCTCACAAACTGTATGCTTGCCAACTTCACCCCAATCAACTCCACAGTTGGTGAACTTGCAACCGTAGAGGCCACCTTCACTGGCGGCACTTGGGTACGCGACGTCACCGCACCATAACCAGAAACCACATCATGCAACTCACGCTCAAAGTCACAACAAACGAAACAACCTATGAGGTTAAAACAAACCTCTACGTCATCATTGCTTGGGAACGAAAGTTTAAACAAAAAGCCTCCAACCTTGCCACTGGCGTAGGGCTTGAGGACTTGGCGTTTATGGCTTTTGAATCATGCAAACTTAACGGCATTTCGGTGCCAGCCGTTTTTGATGATTATGTAAAAAAACTGGTTGCCATTGAAGTTGTATCGGACGAACCAACAAACCCCACCGTCGAGGCACCTACTCACGATCACTAGCAGAACTGCTGGTTGAGACTGGGTGGTGGCCTCCACAAATACCTTTTGAAACGCAAGACATGAACACAGTTATAGATGTGATAAATAAAAGCAGGCGCAAGTGACAGCCACCGCATCTATTGAAATTGTTGGTGCTAAAGAAGCCATTAAGGCTCTAAGCAAAATTGACAAAGACCTTCGCAAGCAGTTCAATGCCGACGCTAAACAAATTGCGCAGCCGTTAGTTTCTTTGGCTGGCTCTCGCTATCCAGATACTCCCTTGTCCGGAATGAATCGCAATTGGACACAAGGCAACAAGAAAATCTTTCCCTACACAAAAGCCAAAGCCGTAAAAGGTCTAAAGGTTAAGTTCTCTACTCGACGCAACGATGCCAATGTCATCTATGTGACTCAGTCTGATGCTGGCGCTGTGGTGCTTGAAACTGCTGGTCGTGGCAAGACAACTATTCTTTCGGAGAACCTTCGAGCAAGAACTAATCGCATTCTTTGGCCATCAGCCGAACAAGCATTGCCTTCCATACAAGCGGAACTTCGAGCGCTAGTGTTGCGCGTAATTACTAAGGTAAATCAGGAGTTGAAGTAATGGCTGTAAACATTCCCATCATCAGCGAATTTGACGGCTCTGGTATTAAGAAAGCCATCTCTCAGTTTAAGGACTTAGAAACAAACGGGCAGAAGGCTCAGTTCGCTATCAAAAAGGCTGCTGTCCCAGCGGCTGCTGCACTTGTTGGTTTGGGCGCTGCACTTTTTGACGCCACCAAGGGCGCTATTGAAGATGACGCTGCACAAAAGAAACTTGCCCTTCAGTTAATGAACAGCGCTGGCGCTACTGATGCCCAGATTGCAGCAACCGAAACGTGGATATCTACACAAGGCACAGCGCTGGGCGTCACTGATGATGACCTTCGTCCTGCCCTTGCTCGATTGGTTAGCCAAACCCATGACGTTACAAAAGCCCAAGAACTTGCTTCACTGGCTATGGACATCAGCGCAGGCACTGGAAAAGACCTAGGCACAGTCACTGAGGCTCTAGCCAAGGCCGCTGGAGGCTCCACAACTGCTTTAGCCAAACTGTCACCCGAACTGAAGCAAATGGCAAAAGACGGCGCAAGCGCAGACGAAATGATGGCTGTTCTTTCTGGCACTTTCATGGATCAGGCCACAGTTGCTGCCGACAGTGCGCAAGGACAATTCAAGCGTCTTGGCATTGCCCTATCGGAAACAAAAGAGTCAATTGGCGCTGCACTTATTCCAGCCGTTGAAGCGATGCTTCCATTGCTTACTTCCTTTGGTGCTTGGGCGCAAGAACATCCGGGAATCTTGCTGGCTATCGGCGCTGCCATTGCCACTATCGCTGCAGCCATTGTTGCTGTAAACATCGCTATGGCTCTTAACCCATTCAGCATGATTGCTATTGCTGTTGTCGGTCTTGGGGCATTGCTCGTTGTTGCTTACAAAAAGTTTTCACCATTCAAGACAGTTGTTGACACTGTGTTCGGTGCCATTGATTATTGGATTACCGAAGTAACTATTCCAGCAATCAAATTAATGCTCACAGTATTCAAAACAGTGTTCAACGGCATTGCCAGTATCTGGAATAACACTGTTGGCAAAATTTCTTTTGAGATTCCTAAATGGGTTCCGGGACTTGGTGGAAAGGGCTTTGATATGCCCAATATTCCAATGCTTGCCAATGGCGGAATCGTGACCAGCCCAACTCTTGCGCTTATCGGTGAGGCTGGCCCTGAGGCCGTTATCCCTCTTTCGCAAATGGGCAACATGGGTGGTGGCATGAACATCACAGTTCAAGCAGGTCTTATTTCAACGCCCGACCAAATCGGTCAGCAAATCATTGAGGCAATCCAACGCGCACAGCGTCGTAGTGGTCAGGTGTTTGCAGCTGCATGAGTACCCCAACTATGCAGGTTATGGTGGGCTTTCAAAGCACCACAGGCTTCGGTAGCCCATTCCTTTTGAATGATGCCTTCTACGGCGTTTTGGACACGGCTGGCAGGGGAACCCTTGGTGGTGTCACCATGGTTGACCTGACCTACTTGGTTGAGTCAGTCAATATCACCCGTGGACGCTCACGCCAGTTAGATCAGTTCAACGCAGGAACCGCGACTATTGCTTTTGACAATGCCAGTCAAATATTGAACCCAAGCAACACGTCAAGTCCTTACTACCCGTTTGTGTTGCCTCGATGCCCAGTGCAAATCTTGGCTAATGGCATACCTATCTACACGGGTCTTGTGACCGACTGGAACCTTGATTACGACATAAGCAACCAAGACATCATGTATGCCTCATGTTCTGATCAGTTCACAGTGCTTGCCAACCAAGCCCTTAACGCTGTCACTCCATCTGCTGAACTTTCAGGCGCTCGAATAAACGCAGTTTTGAGCCTGCCCGAAATTAACTACCAAGGCGCTCGCGCTATCGACACTGGCTCTTCCACGCTTGGCGCGTACGCCATCGCTCAAGACACCAACGTGCTCAACTATTTGCAACTGGTAAACACCAGCGAACAGGGCTATCTCTTCATGAGCGCCAACGGGACTCTTACCTTCAAAGGCAGGTCAAGTGTTCTTAACCCAGTTGCTGGGGCTACTTTTAACACGGACGGCACAGGATTGCCATACCAGACACTGGTCAACCAATACGGCGACGAGTTGCTTTACAACTACATTGTGACCCAATCGCCAGCAGGCGCTAAACAAACCACCAGCAACGCCCAAAGCATTGCTTTGTATCAGGCACAACAATATTCATTGCTCGATCTGTTAAACAGCACCACAAGCGAAGTTGCAGGGCTTGGCAACTATCTACTGGGCAAATACCAAAATCCAGTTCTGCGCTTCACGGGACTATCCACACAAATGGCAGCGCTATCTGCTACAAACCAAAACATCCTGCTTAGCCTTGACATGACCAGTATCTGCACAGTGGTTAAAAACTTTGTAGTGGGCACCCCAGCGACCGAAACACAAACCCTGATTGTGTCCGGAATCAGCCACAACATCACTCCGGGTAGCCATATTGTTTCGTACACTTTTGAGAGTACGGACGGCAACCAATATCTAACCCTTGACGATGCAATCTTCGGAACCCTCGACAACAACCTTCTAAGTTTCTAAAGGAGACACAACATGGCAACCCCACCAGTATTCACATCAGGACAAATCCTTACCGCAGCACAAATGAACGCTGCTGGACTTTGGCTTGTCAAATCACAAACCATCGGCAGCGCAGTTTCTAGTCAAGTTGTAACAGATGCTTTCACGACAGATTTTGACAGTTACAAAATTACAATTACTGGCGGCGTTGCTTCTGCAGCTGCTCTTATTAGTTGTCAATTAGGCTCGACTGCTACTGGGTATTACTGGGCTCACAATTATTACACTTATGGTGGCAGTACTGGCGCAAGTGCTGGCTCAAACTCAGCGCATTTTAGTCGCGTTGGCGTAACTTCGACTACTGTCTTGTCAAGCAATTTTGACCTTGTAAACCCTTTTCTTGCAAAAAATACGATTGTTAATTATTCGTATGTTGACCCAAGAACGAACGGTGAGGCTGGTGCAGGTGGTGGCTTCCTAAACGACACAACAAGTTACACAGCGTTTACTCTTGCCATTTCTTCCGGCACGATGACAGGTGGGACCATTCGCGTTTACGGATACAACAAATAATGCGTAAAAGCCTAATTCTATTGGTGATTTGTGCATCGCTGACCGCTTGCGCAGACCGTGAACGCCTCAACTGCCCACCAACCAAAAACAAAGCACTTCGAGGCGTAACCGAAACAATCTCAACAACAACAGCACCTGCCTACGGCACTGGAGGGAAATGCGTATGAAACCAGACAACAGACACAGCAACGAAGAAATCAAAGCACGACTCATCTTTGTCGTAGCCATCGGATTAACCATTGCATTCCTTGCGTCAATTTTGGCTTTGCTCTACGGCCTTCTGTTTGTGACACAACCGCTTGAAGTTTCACCTAATGACGATGCAGCATGGTCTGTACTGTCGCCAATGCTTGCCACATTGACTGGTGGGCTCTTGGGAGTATTAGCAGGTAACGGCCTCAAAGACAGACCGAAAGACCCACCAGCACCATGACCGCACGCAAATACCCTTTTTACCCTTCGTGGGATGGTGGCTCAACATCACCAATCACCAAGAAGTTTTACGATCTATGCAAACGGCGCTGGGCATTTACCAACCTAGGTATGTACGTCAATCGTCCTATGCGCGGCTCAAAAAACCTAAGCGTTCACGCCAGTGGTTACGCAGTCGATATGGGCTACCCAGCGACGCGAGCAGGACGCGCAGCTGCTAAAGAGGCTTGGAACTGGCTTATCGAGCATTCCGAGGAATTGCTGTTATGCGAACTGCATGACTATTCGTACCGCAACCCAGCACAGCCCGAATCAGACAAAACTTCTTGGGGTCGTGGCTATCGTTGCTCGCGCGGAGCAGGGCAAAAAGGGGTCAAATTGTTTAATTCAAAAGACAACGCTGGAACTCCGGGTGGCGTTTGGCTCCACGCAGAAATCAGCAACGAATGGGAAAACGCTGCAGACTTCGAAAAAGCATGGCGCGCACTTCCTAAGCCATAAGAACTCCCAGTATTGTTTGAGCGTTACTGGGGCTAGGTGGTGGGTATCTTTGTTTCCATTGGGATATCCACCACTGACTTCGCCAATTGTGTAAAGTCACTTCTAGCCACTCAAAGGGCTTAACCAAAGGAAATAGAAATGACAAACCAACCGTCCCTATTTGATGAGCCACTAGCCATCGCACTAGCAGAAGAAGCCATTGAGCGCGTCGGCCTCAATGCAGACCAACTCTGGGCTTTAGAAGCCCTAAAAGTAGTTGGGATGTTATCCATCGAGCGTCACGACTTTACGACTGATGACGTTTGGGAATGGATGAACCAAATGCACCCAAACCTTGAAACTCACGAACCAAGAGCCATGGGCGCTGTAATGCGTAAAGCCTCCTCAGAGCGCTTGTGCGTCCCCACAGAGCGCTACAGCAAGTCAATGCGACCAGAGTGCCACCGTCGCCCAATCCGCGTTTGGCAGGGCATCTCATGACTGACACACAATTTATCTACAGTTTCATAATGGGATGGGTCAGTTGCTGGCTGTTCCTCAAAATGATGGCAAATCGACCATGATTCCCACATGGGGATACCTTCCGTTAGTCTCAAAGGACAAATTGACACTCGTTCAAATCTTCACGGACTTGAAAACAGGGGAACATATCAGAATCACAGTCGCGCATCGCTTGGCTCCCTATCTGACTTGGTCGCCGCCTATCGAAGTAGAGAGAACCTGAAACGCATCATGGCACTAGCCCTTCTCGCAGTCCTATCCGTACCAGCCCACGCAAGTGCAGCTGCTAACTCCCACGCCAAATATCACGGCGTTCTTCCCGACGCTTATTATGATCAGTTAGCCCGTTGTGAAACTGGTGGCAATTGGCAACACTCAACCAAGTCATACACAGGTGGTCTTGGCATTCACCGCCAGACGTGGCGCACATGGTCAGACACGCCCAGCGCAAAAGGGCGCACGCCCGTCGAGCAAGTCAAAGTTGCTGACGCCATCGCATTCAAAAGCCACATCAACCCAGACGGACGCAAAATATGGCGCGTTGGGCCTTGGGGCTGGGGCTGCCTAAAAGGGCAAAAGCATCTACAAAAGTTCATCTGCCAATCCCGTCACAAGGATGTGCAAAGATGGAAACGCAACTGCTAAACAAAGGAAAACAATGGAAACATCAACAGGTGAACTAATTGCCAAACTAACCAATCTCAGCCACAACCTTGCGCTCGAACTTCGCTTTAAAGATTCAAGCCTCATCCTTGAAGCCGTCGGCGCACTTCACATGCTGCCAAACATTGCTGAGACAATCCGTAATTCTTGGCATCCTTCAATGAACGACAGTGGCCCTTCAAAAGGTTTGTCATACATATCAAGCGCTCAATTAGTTGATGCCGATGAGTGATTACATCCACAAAGACGACGCTTATGAGTGGCTCCGGGACAAAGAAATACAATTTGCTGAGGATGACTTTGCAAAAGTACAGGCAGAGCGCGACTTGCTTAAAGCCAAGGTGCTTGAACTGCAAACCGAACTAGACCGCATAACAAGGGAGTACGCTCGTGGCCTTTAACCTTGACGATTACGAACCAGTAGCCAGCAGGCTTGACCGATTCCTTAAAGCACACCCTGATGCTCGTGTCATCACTGATCTAGTGCATTACCTAAGTGACATTGCCGTGTTTAAGGCTGAACTATGGCTTGATGGTGAAATCATCGCTACTGGTTGGGCAGAAGAAATCCGTGGCCAAGGCAACGTGAACAAAACCAGCCATTTAGAGAACTGTGAAACTGGCGCTGTGGGTCGTGCCTTAGCGAACGCAGGATTGTCGGGTTCTGACTTTACTAAGCGCCCAAGCCGTGAAGAAATGGGCAAAGTCGTGCGTATGCAGGGCGACACTCAAATAACAGAGAACAGCAACCTTGCCAGCGACAAACAACAGAACATGATTCGAGCCGTCTGTAAGTCAATGGGCAAAGTGCCACCAGCCAATCTTCAAGGTATGACCAAACGCGAAGCCAGTGCCTACATTGACACCCTCAAATCAGGTGAGCAACTAGCGCCACAATACGACACACCAGAAGAACCTTTTTAGTGCTGACAGTTGGCTCACTCTTCTCAGGCATAGGTGGACTTGACCTTGGTCTTGAACGCGCCGGCATGGAAGTAATCTGGCAATCAGAAATAGACCCATATGGATGCCGGGTATTAAAGAAACACTGGCCAGAGGTGGTCAATCATGGAAACATCAAAGAAATCAACTGGGGAGACATTGTTCGACCTGACGTCATATGTGGCGGATACCCCTGTCAGCCTTTTTCAACAGCAGGTAAGCGAAACGGCACAGACGACCCACGACACCTTTGGCCTTGGGTCAGAGAAGCCATTAGCGTTTTGCGACCAAAGTACGCAATCTTGGAGAACGTACGAGGACACGTTTCTCTCGGACTTGACATTGTTCTCAGGGAAATGGCCAGCATCGGGTATGACGCAGAATGGCAAATTGTTTCCGCAGCCTCAGTTGGTGCGCCTCATCGTAGAGATCGTGTCATCATCGTGGCCTACCCCACGGAACAGTTCAGCAATGAGCGAGGACATGGGGACAATCCGGGAAAGATTGCAGAATGGCAAGCCTTACAAGAGCAGATTGGAAGAGGCGATAGCGCTGGCTCCGACACCATCGGGCAATTGGCCGACTCCGACAGTTTCGGACATCTACGCAGACAATCTCAAGTCTTCACAGCAGACAGATGGCTCAATGCACTCAGTCTCATTGGCTCATGCAGTACAGATGTGGCCGACTCCGACAGCATCAGTGGACACAAGCAACCTGAACGGCAAGTTCAACAGTCTGACACTTTGGGACGCGGTCAGAATGTGGCCAACCCCAACAACTCAAGAAGTGGAACATCCAGAAGCGGAACTGACGGAAACGGGACGCAGGAAATCAAAGGATGGGGAAACAAGTCACAGTTTAGGATTAGCGGACGCAGTACAGATGTGGCCAACAATGACAGCGAACGGGATGGGCTCATCGGGTCACAGGGAGCTGCTGGAGAAGCACGTCAATTCAGGCGACATAACTCAGGACGAGAAAAAACAAATGTCAGCCGGCAATGGTGGACGATTGAACCCGATGTGGGTCGAGTGGCTCATGGGGTTCCCTCTCGGGTGGACAGACTTAGAGGACTTGGAAACGCTGTAGTGCCACAAGTAGCAGAACTAATAGGCAGAATGGTTATTGACTATGACACCAATATCTGAAGCCTCATTTCAAGCGCAAGTAAAAGCTCTGGCGTTCCAATTTGGCTGGTCGTTGCATCATTCACAGCCTTCAATGACACGCACAGGGCGATACATCACCACAGGCTCAACAGGCTTTCCTGACATTGTCATGGCTCATGAACAGCGCGGACTCATCTTTGCTGAACTAAAGACCGAGAAAGGCAAAGCCTCAGAAGCACAGCTGCAATGGCTAAGAACACTGCACCCTCATGCTGAGTGCTACCTTTGGCGTCCATCAGACATCGACTTCATAGCCCAAAGGCTCTCCCAGTGTTAATCATTGCTTGGTACGCCCTTCTGCTAAGTATCGGTATCGCCATCATTCAAGGCATCCGCCGACACTGACGCTCAATTACAACTGAATACAACCATGGCCACATAGGGAGTTGAACTCTGTTGGTGTTTACACGGGAACGTGGGTAGTGCAGTGCGCCCAGCCTCATGTGATGACTAACGTGAAGTGATGCTGGGGTCAGCCACTGTTCAGCGTCTAAACGTCATAAATACGAATGGTGTCCACTTCCCTAAGGTGTCCGGCAACCAAGGCCGACAGGTCTGAACTGTGGGGAACACAAACACCAGACTGTCTCATGCACTGAAAGCAACCGCAGCGAAGCAAGGGCGCTAGTAACATCACCACAACAAAGGAAACACAATGACCAAACGAAACAGCCCAGAGTTCATGCGCAACAGACGCATCGTCCTAGAGCACGAACCCATCTGCCACTGGTGCAGAAAGGCACCAAGCACAGAAGCAGACCACCTCATTGAAGTAGATCGTGGAGGGACAGACGACATCGAGAACCTTTGTGGCTCCTGCAAAAAATGCAATGCAACACGCGGAAATAGTTACCTAAATGCAAAGCGAAGCGCACAACAACACGCCAGAGCAGAAATACTCGGATTAGACCAAAACCAAAAAAAACCACAAACTTTTTTAAAAAATCAAAAATTAACGACCCCGACCCCTTTTTCTGATATCTCTGGAAACAGTCATGACTCGGTTCAAGACTCTTGTGAATCGGCTGTGATGGTTGGCGTTGGGATTGAGCGGCCTAGGTTGGTTACGCCGACTGGGGCGTTTGGTTCTTACTCGTCTTTGGTTGGGGCTTGGAGTGAGGCGCATCTTGGTCGGACGTTGTTTCCGTGGCAGATGATTGCTTTGGAGGGTGCTTTGGAGCATGATGAGGCTGGGAACTTTATTTCGAGCACTGCTCTGATCAGTACTGGCAGACAGAATGGCAAGACCACGATGTTGTCGGCGCTGGTGGGCTTTTGCCTGACTGAGTTGCCGCGTATATGGGGGCGACCAGTTCGCATCATGTCAACGGCTCATGAACTTGGTTTGGCTACTGAGGTTTTTGAAGATTTGCGTGAAGTCTTTGAACTGCTCGAAGAGTCTGGACTAGCAAAGGTGACGTGGGCGTATGGCCGTCATCAGGTCAAGATGCTCGATGGGTCTGTTTATAAAGTGAACAGTGCGACAGGCAAAAAGCATGGTGGCACTTGGGACATTCTCATTGTTGACGAACTGTGGGCAATCACTGAGGCCACATATTTTGGGGCGTTGAAGCCATCTCAAATTGCTGTGCCTTCTCCGCTGGCGTTTCTTGTCTCAACTGCTGGCGATGAATCGTCACGGGCGTTTCTAAAATTACGCGAGCAAGCCTTGGGCGTTATTGACTCAGGCGAAAGGTCTGATCTGTTCATGGCTGAATGGTCTTTGCCAACTGGGGTGTCTCCTGATGACCCTCAGTATTGGGGCTACGCCAACCCAGCCCTTGGGCGCACCATCACAATGAAGGGATTAGAAAGCGCGGCTGCTGCACCTGATCGTTCGCAGTACCTTCGAGCACATTGCAACCTTTGGGTCGCTGCTGCTAACTCGTGGATAAATCCGGGTGAGTGGGCGAAGCGTTATACCACAAACCAAGACCTAGTTGGTGGCAATACTGTTTTGGCTGTGGACAGTTCTGTGGACGACTCAAAATATGTCGGCATTCTTTGTGGCCTTAACAGTGACGGCGACATTGTTGCCAGCGTCGCTTTCACTTGCGAAACCAACCGCCAAATGTGGCGACACATCGAGCGTCTAATGCAGGACGACACCAAACTAAAATTGGCTATCACCCCAACCCTTGACCTTCACACCCCAGAACCGTTAATCCGTCGGCGCTCTCTGTGGGGCTATGCCGAAATGATTAAATACACGGGGCTGGTCAAGTCAATGATTACCGAAGGACGGCTGCTCCACACTGGCGAAGAGATGCTGGCAGAACACGTCAACCGCGCAACTCTTGTAAAAGCCAATGGCGCTGTGGTGCTTAGTTCCCAGAAAAGTCCGGGGCCCATCGAGTGCGCTCGTTGTCTAGTTGCGGCTGCTTCGCTTGTGTCTCGCCCAACGCAATCTGGTCGAGCAATGATGGGTTCAGCAAGGTAGTTGCAAATGCAACTTGTTTGTGTAAGACTCCGCCCGTGGGATTCTTCGCTCCGAAAGTTACAACGGCACAGATTAGTTCGCCACCCGTAAAGGCAGCCGCTGGCGCTGGCGCTGCACAAATCAACGACTTCCTTGCTTATACCACAGGCGCAGCCGAACAACGTGCATTGCAGAACCCAACCGTGTCACGCTCAAAAGACCTTCTGGCTTCCATGATTGGTTGTCTTGAAATGCGCCACTACTCAAAGCAGTGGACAGGCGAGCGCTACGAAGAAATTTATCTTCCGCTTGAGCCTTGGATGGAACAGCCAGACCCAAAGGTCACGCGCAACTTCTTCTATTCAAATATCTTCAGTGACCTTTTCTTCTATGGCCGCGCTTTTGCTTTTGTAACTTCTCGTTACTCCACTGGCTTGCCAGCAAGTTTTACTTGGCTACCAGCCGCCATGATTACAACACCAAACCAGACAGGCCCCCAGTGGTTCGGCCCTTCTGATGTTATTCAATTCAACGGCATAGAAATTGGCGACAGCAACGACGTCATTCAGTTCCTTTCT